TTCCTGATTTTCTCATTCTAGATTTTTTTGCTTCCAACTTCCTACTTCTATCCTTTATCCTCATACATAACCTTTATTATCATCACTCTCATACTCATAAAGTTCTTTGAGTTCCTTAATTGAATCTCCAAACTCTCTTATACAATCATGACATCTAATAGATTTCAATAAGCTTTCACATAATTCTAAATGTTTTTTTAAAACCTGTCCTCTATCGCATTGATTCGCCATAGCCAATAACTCTCTAGTTTTAACTAACCTTTCTTTTAATTCACTAACAGTATATTGTCTATTTAGTATCTCGTTTATTTCGTCTTCGTATTTACTCACAAGTAATATCCTATTGTTGCTAATATAAGTAAAGCCCATAGGGGTGTTAAATTTCCCATTAAGTTCTCCCAAACTAAATTTGTAATAAAAACATTATATCTGAATCAGTCTAGCTTTGTCAATACATAAAAAAATTCCCCTCAACTTGTAAGAAAGCCAAAGGGAATTTTCATCTTATTTAAATATTAATTATTTACAGGTACAACCATCACCACAATCACTACATACAGTTATCATTGGAATTGCTCCCATAGATTTCCATGTTGCAGCCCAAGTGATCTTTTCCACCTGTTCCTGCTCTTTCTTAGTTATTTTTCCATCGAAAGAACATTTAATTAAAAGTCTTAAAGCACTAATTATACCACCGATAAAAGCTCCGATAAGTGCAGTAGCGATAAGTATAATCATTCTATAAGGAATTAAAGGTAAATTCATAATGCCTCCATTATTCGTTTTCTAAAAGTTTCATTGATAGAGCAATGACACCACCTGTACACCCTGTAGTAACTTCTATATGACCGAAATAAAGTCCTGCTCCACCAAGAATGGACAGTAATATTAAGGCTATAAAAATTTGAGGTTTAAAAGGTGACATCTTTGATCTCTTTCCTGCGTTTCTTTTATTCATTTGTTGTTAATGAATCTATTGTTATTCCGTTAACTATACTATTAAGTACTTCTCGGTATCCTATTATTGCTAATATAGTTGTCCCTGCTACTGCTGTAGCTAATAACGATGCTTTCCATTTTTTCATAGTACTCCTTCCCACATACAATTACACTCTTCATTTATATTATACTCTATACAATCTACTTCACATTCCCACATGCAATGATCTATGTGGCAACCACTCCCATCAAACTCTGAAAGAGCTATATAATCATCTGTAACCGACCACATCTTTAATTCCATTCGAAACTTGATGTCTCCGGATTGTATTTAGGGGCTATAGGGGCAGCTAGACCGGCTAATATTCCTGCAGCCCATCCAAGATTTCCTATACCTGCCTTCTTAGATTTTTTCTTTCTTTTAAATCTTTTTTCAAAATCTAAAAAGGTTTTAGTGATTGAGATTGTCTTAGTCTTCTGTCTAGATTTATTTTTATCGCTTGTTTTAAATGTTGGAGCATCTTCATCATGCCTATCTCCAAGCATTTCACCTGCTTGATTTACAATTCCGGGTTTATAAGATACTATATTTTTCCCATCTTTGCTTTGTTTTCCATGTATTACAGTTGCATATCTTAATGTTTCAGGGGCTAATTCATTAGGGAACTTCATTCTATCTAATAAATTATTATGTTCTTCTATTCTTCCCCCTGTATTATGTAGAGTAGTAAACGATTCTTTAGCTGTTAAAGGGTCTTTAGCCTTGTTTATAATAGTATCATTATAATTTACAAAGGTAGTTAAGAAATCTATTTCAGTATCTGATTTAAAGAATAATTCTTTTTTAATTTTAAGGTCAGGCATCTTTATTTTTAATTCTTCTTTCCCTTCCTCTTCTTCTTCGGCTTTTAATAAGTCGAAAGAAGCTGATTGATTAACACCCTTCTCACATACAGTTACTTCAGCTAGTTCCATATCATCTACTCTCATATATGGTACTAACCCTTTCTGTACATTTTCTACTTTAGTAGCACTTCCAGCGATTGAATAGCTCTTTAGTTTCCCTTCATTCACTTGTTCCATGACTCTCTTAGCAATTCGAGTATCATCTCTTATTTCACAGACAAAGAACAAGCCTTTATCATCTACACCACTTTTAAATATCTGTCCACCTTTACTTATATAAGCTGGTAAACACCATCCTACTTGAACATCCGAGTGTAAAACCATTGCATTTCTAGTTCTAAAACTCTTCATATAGTTTCCAAAAGCCTTTTTTAAAGCTCTAGAAGTAATCATATGACCTTCTCTATCTATTAATTCTACAGAAGCCGGCCCTCCAACTACCATTGGTTCTATATCTTTAAAAGGTTTTGCAGCTTCTGTATACTCAGGGCTGTCAGGAAAAGCTCTTGATAAGGTTAATATCTCAGCTTTTGAAGCTATCCCTGCTTTATATAACTTTTTATACTCTTCTAAAGCATCCCCAATTTCATCCATTGTAGTTCTTCCATCAGTTGCTTTCTCTAATGGAAGAATTTCAGCATCATCTTCTACGAATTGGTATAAAGCTTTAGACCAAGTATCTTTATCTATTTCAGTTGTCATAAATTAGTCCTTTATCCACTAGCTATAAATAGTTCTACGTCTATAGCATTACTACCGGGGTCTACTTCAATACTAGATAAATCTGTCATTGTTCCGAAACTTGGGTCTGTATCAGCTTCGGCTAACATTAAAGTATCAGGACTTCCTAATACATGGCTTTCTCCTGCTCCAAGTTCTACCATATAGTTTGTTGCTGCTCCTATTACCCCTAATTCTAATGCATTAGTATCATCTTTATTTGTTATTCTGATATATTTAACATCTTCCACATCCAATGCCCCTGCTGCTCCATATACATTAGAATTAAAAGAAGCAATAACTGTAACATTACTTGCAGGGCAAGTTACTATTCTTTTAAATACTTCGTTAACACTAGATATAGTTAAGCTGTTTGACGAGCCTTGATCGTAACCATTTAAGGTTACTGCTTCAGTAATTGTTACTGTTAATGTCGCTGCTGTAATTGTTGAAGCCATAAATTATTCTCCTTATTATCCTGAATGAATTCCCCAAATAACTCCACTAACTGTAGGAGTACTTTGGGCTGCTATGACCGAAACTTTATTCCTAAAGTCTAATGGCCAATTTGAATAAAACTCATTGGGGCCTGCGTTTGCAGAAGCACCGGGAATTGCTATTCCTGTTGATGTTGTAGCTGTCTGATCAAAAGCTACATATACTATATCAGCTGCTGTAGTAGATTCATTTCTAATAAAAATTCCTCTTATTATTTCCAAACCAGCTCTTCTTCTTGATTTAGTTGTTTCAGCTGCTCCTTCCCATTCATAATTAAGTCCTTGAGCTCCATCAACATAGTCAACTACGTTTCCATCTGCTCTTTGTTCGACATGAATTTTATCTGTATACCAATTTATATTATGTTGGGTCTGTGATAAAACAGCTATTCTGTAGGCTGCTGGATCACTTGTTTTAGGTAGCTTATAAACTACCGATATTTTAACGAAACCTGTAGTTAAGCTATGTGTATCTGATGTAGCTAACGCAGTTCCACTTGAATCTTGTATTTGTATGTGTACAGTTCCACTTGCAGAAGCCCCTCTGACTTCACAAGTAGCCATTAAAAAAGATTCTCCTTGATTATAATTAGCTGCTATAGTATCTGATGTCCAATAGAAGCCTTCTCCTGCTGCTGAATTATCAGGATTAACTAATAATGAGGCTGCTCCTGAAGACGATTGTCCTGTGTCTCTTGAGATAGCAGACCCTGTAGCAGTATACATACTGATAGTTGTATCTTCAATTCTTGGATTAGTTACCAAATTTACAGAAGGTATCCCTCTGTCTACAGTTAGAAGAGTTGAAGCAGTTGTGGAAGTTGCTGCTCTAAAGGGATAATATTTTGTGAAAGCATGTACACTAGTTCTAGTACTTGGGTCTCTTTCCCAACCATGCCATCCCTCTGAAAAATTAAATTCGGACATTTGATCTCCTCATATATATAAATATGTACTGTTTGAACCATCAAAATTAATTGATGATTCAATACAATACGTTAAATTAATTATTAATGACCTAGTATAAAAGCTCTTATGCTAGTCTGTAATGACAAGTTTCCTGTTGCTTGTACTTCAGCTGATTCTGATCTATCACTTACTACTGTAGATGTATGAACGGATACATCAGCGTTACTTGGTGTTACCAAGAGCCACCTATCATAAGTGTTAGAAGCATCGTCATCGAAGTAAACAGCTACTCCATTAGATGAAGCAGAGTCGTCATTAAACAAAGTTAAATAAGAACCATCACTCAAAGGAACATATAAGTCAGTTTCTGTAGTGTCGTTATCAACTAAGAACTTAGCTCCTGATAAATCAGAATCCCCATCCTCATCTACATAGACTTGAAGTCCATTAGTAGCAGCTGCGTTATCATCCCACATAGTACCTGTAGCACTATTGGAAGACGTACCTGTAAAGTAAACAGTAGCATTATTAGCTGTAACTGATTCTAAATGGGCTATTTTTCTATCAGCATCTGTTCCTACTGTATCAATATGAGCATATACAGCTACTCCATTAGAAGCTGCTGAATCGTCATCTTTTATTTTTACAGGAACAGGAGCTACTCCGTAAGCTTTTACTTTATTATTTGTATAGTCATAAGCAAAACTCATTCCATCAGTAGGTTCTATTTGAGCTAATACAATCTGATCAAATCCAATATCGCTAGCAGATAGTGATTCACCACCTGTAGGATATGAAGAGTCAAATGTAATCTCAATCACCTTATATTTTAAGTCACCTATAACTCCTGATGGATAGTCTACTCCATTAGATGACGTTGTTATTGATAATGCCATTTATTTCCCCCTAATATTTAAGGTTAAATTTTTATTAATAAAAAGATATTTATAAGGGGTAGATCAATTCCACCCCTTATAAAATATGTTTTAGCTGTTTAAGTCAGCAATCTTTGCTTGTACAAAGAAGTTGTGACATCTCATTTCAGCCATAGTGTAAAGAAGACCTCTTACAACCAAAGCATTGGCTGCGAAGTAGTCTCTATTCTCAACATACTGAGTAGGTTGAGCTACAGCTATTTCAAGATAGTCAGTATCCAAAACGTAAACGTTTGAACCTAGAGCAGTATCTGAAGAGTTAATTGACTTCGGAGTATCTGCATCAGGTAATATTGGAATACCTTGATAGGTTGCAAGAACAAGACCTGTTCTAGTACCGGGGAAAGTCTTTTCTGATCCGACACCAACTTGGTATTCTTCTTGTCCCATATACCTCTGTTGAGAGTTTAATAGTCTCTCTAACTTGAAGTACTGATCATGACCCATGATGATTACTTTAGGTTCACCACCATTGGTTCTGATTTTTTGAATAGCAGTATCTAAAAGGTTTAGAGATAAATCTCTTCCTGTACCACTATTGTAAGAAGCACTAGCTGCTGCATTCCATTGCCCAGCTGTTCTTCCTGCGACTGTTAAGTCATAAGCTGAAGGTGAAGCATTTACGCCACCTACTGCCATTCCGTCTTCGGCAACAACATCATCAAGGGATGTTATTCCAGCTCTTCTCAAAGCGAAAATAACGTCTC